GAATGCGTTCGCGATCATGTACGTGATCCCGTTGTCGCACTCGAACAGGATAGTGCTGTTCGCAGACCTGTTGATCGCGTCTAGATCTGACGTGGTCGTGAGCACCAGCGTGCATGTCACAGTCGCCGCGATCGGCCGCGCGCTGTAGCCTATCAGCACGCCATCCGCATACTCGGGGGATCGCTCGAGACCTCCGAGCGACAGCTTCGCGCCGCTCTTAGATCTGATAGATTTATTGTCGAGTCTGACTACGACTGTGCCTGTTACTTGCTCTGCCATGTGTCAGCCTCACTTCCGGAAGGAGATTTTGACCGCTGTGATCAGCAGCGAGTTGATTAGATCAGGTGGTAGAACTACGTCTACGCGATTCGGATCACTGAGATTCCGCTCGACCACTAGCTCGGATTTAAACTGGTCGAGCCCTTCAACCCACCCCAGATTTTGCCAGTCTAGGAACAGTGATACGAGCTCGCCCCTGATCGTGTTTGGGGTCGCGATCGTCGCCCCTGGGGGGATCGGAGTGCCGTTGCTGGCGATCGAAAATCCCTCGAATCTGAGGCCAATCCGAGCGCGTGTGGAGTACCTAATCGCTGACAGCAGTCTGACTGTCTGCAGCTCCTGCAGCGCGGTATCAGGGATCGCCAGCGCGTTGCTTTGATACGTGGTGACGCATCTGCAGATGCGTAGCCCGCCGTCTGCTCCGGTCTCTAACGTAGCGACACCATCGCTCAGCAGGATATCCCGCTCAGCTCGTGTGAATCGCGAGCCCTTCTTCGGCCCCCGCATCCCCACCAACGCGCGACCCGCATTGTTTTTCGCGGGGTTAACCTGCACCATCGCAGAGTCTATGCCTGCGATAGCAGCCGCGATCTCGTAGTTGCTCGGCATGAGCGCTGACACTTCGACCCCGACTAGACACAGACTCTCGCTGTTGAACGAATTTCCGAGCGTAGTCAGGTTCGCTCGGGTGTCATTTTCGCATGCAAAAATGACACCCTCGATGGCGCGCATTGCGCCGCCTCTAGATTCCATCTCCGTGACGAGCGCGCCAAGTAGCGTAGCAGACGCTAGGCCCGCTACGACCGTGTGATACTGCACGTCCTGCATGGCCGTGATCGCGGCTGTAAACGTGGGGTCTGTAGAGCCAGGCGCAAGCTCGGTGACAGTCACGACTACACCCGCGGGTGGGCGCTCACCTGGCATCTGTGAGTGCCCTACGACGGTCGCGTTGCCGACCGTGCCCTTGTGCCTGTGGGTGATATCGATGCCCGTGCCTGCATTCGCGGATGCCACCACGGGCAGATCTCGCACTAGGGATATGGCCGCGAGTGCGTTCGTTTCTATCGTAGCGGCAGCGTCCCCTGAGGTGACAGACACGGGGATGCGCACGCCACCGATGTAGAATACTAGCTCGCGAGTCTCGGTCGCAGGCCCGGTCCATGTGATGGATTGGACGGCCTGAATACCCGCGCCGTTGTCTGCGACGCCGATCACTGTCACAGGCGTCAGACTGTTCTGCGCCTTAAAAGCCCGCACCATGAGGTGCAGCTCGCTGCCCTCGCCTGCCAGGAGCGACGCCTCGTAAGCCGTCGCGCATGCGTACGGCGTATCTGCAGTCATGGTCCCTGCGGCGAGCTTCTGGCCGATGATCAGGATCTCGTGAGGCTGAAGCTGAACGCCTTGCACGGCGTTGCTTGTGTCGATCTCTGAGTAGACACCAGGTGTCATCAGGATCGCAGGAATCTCGTTGAAAGTGATCGCCATTCGCTCTCCTCATGCACTCGGATCGATGTCGTCTGACGCGTCGATCACGTCACCTAGGTCCGCCGCATTATCGCGCGGATACAGGTCATAGTCCACATGCATCTGACTCCACACGTCAGTGGATATAGTCTCGACCAAATCTACGTGCTGTTCGAACTCTACGCCCCACATCGCTATGTTCGTCGCGCGGTCGAGCTCTAGCGTGTACAGATTGCGAGCCTTCGCGTCGCGTGCTCGCGACGCCACACCGCTGATGGTGGCACTACCGGCTGCGGTGCGTAGCATCACAGCTGTCGCGGACTCAATCAGTGAGACACACGACACATCGCGCGCTACAGATGTAGTGTCGCGGGTGAATCCCACTAGAGTCCAGTGGGCCGTCGAGCAGACGATCCCGGCCTCGATGTCCGCGGTGAATTTGCTCAGTGACAGCACTAGTGCCGGCGCGAGACGCGCGAAACGCTGCAGCTCCGCGAGAGTGAATTCACCGCCGTGCGTGTAGATTGTCACGCCGCTCAGCGCCGCAGCCCCCTCGAGTGCTGCGACGAACGCCGCGCGCGCGTCTATCAGAGAGCTCATGCCGCCCTCGCTGCCGACGAGAGCTTCGACGCGATCGTGTCTAGCACGTGATTCTCTACCTCGCTGATGGCTGCGGACCCGAAGCCCATGAACGGGCGCGCGGCCTGCACAGCAGATGCGTACGGGATCGACGTGCTGACAGTGGCGTCGTGAGATCGCACTTCTCGCGCAAAGCTCGTGACCAGCGCGCTCGTGTCGATCAGCAGAGAGTGCTGAGGACCGCGCGTCGCAGCGTACGACGGTGACCACGGCAGCCACGCGCGCCCATCAGGATCTTGCTTGGAGACCAGGATCCTCCGCGCTGTCTGTCGCTGCACTAGAGCTGCGATAGAGTCGAGCATCGAGCGCGATTCCGCGATGCGGCGCACTCGCGAGATGATGCGGGGGATCTCCCTGAGAGACTCTGCGTGTACTGCGATCGTAATCACAGTACAGACCTAGTGTTCGAGGGCGTGAACGTGCGCGCGCCGTATGTCGTGGTGATCGTGCGCCCCTCGACCACGCGCGCCTGTTGCGACTGATTCACCTCTGTAGTGTCAACCGCGGTCTTGAGCTTGATCTTATTTTCCGCGACCGCGCGGAGGTACGCGATCGCGTCCTCGTAGCGCTTACGCGACTCGTCGGTGCGTACGTCCGCACGCAGTGACGATCGGTAGATCGCGATGTCTACGCACAGCGTCTTGAAAATCGACGGGGGGGTCGCGAGCGGTAGTGAGTAGCGACCTAGCAGATACGAGTCAATCTCGTCCGTGGCAGTCTGCAGATGCTGGGCGAGAGAGCCGTAGTCAGCCGTGCCCTCATGAGAGCACGCGAGCGCGACGGCTGTGACGCCGTATTGCAGCTCCGCGTCTGCTCTCGATGCATAGGTCATACGCTGCGGATCTCTAGATACCTGTCTGACGCGATCGCTGCGAGCTGATCAGTAGTGGGCTGAGGATCTAGCGTGGCCCATTTGCGCCCGTGGCAGTACCCGGCGCGCACGCGCGTCTGGCACACGCCTTTGCAGCGCGTCTGCACTAGCATCACCTGCTGCGCTGGCGCAGCCTGCTTCGACCCCGCGAGTGCTAGACACTCTGTCAGTCTCGACTGTCTGTCAGTAGCTGACAGTTTGATTTTATATACATCCTCTGCCCAGTGGAGGAGCTGGGCAGAGGACATAGATCGCAACACGTCAGTGATCGCGATCGAAGCCATCAGAGGTACGGGCTCACTAGCAGAGGTACTGATTTAAACATGATGTTGTCCGCGCCGGATGAGAGGCGCTGGACGTCGAGCAGAGCGCGCGCAGTGAACTCCAGCGACTGCGGTACTACGAGCAGAGTGCCGCGGCAGCCAAGCTTCACAGACTCGTCGTCCGTGAACGAGCCCATGCGCGTCATCGCAGCCTGTAGATTCGTCGAATCGAGCGTCTGTGCTGAGTGCACAGCGGTCTGCCACATTCCGTAGCCGCCCTCGCAGCGACGGTGCACGCCCCAGACAAATTTGTGGCTCATAAATACGTGCGGATTCGACAGATCCGTCATCGCAGCAAAGGTTGGATCTTCACGCGGCTGAAAAATCAGCGGCTTGAGTGGCTTGCTCGTGTCGAGCAAGTACCACGCGGTTCCCGCCCCGCCCATCATGTTAGATTGCGTCGAGGACCCGACCGGGTGATCCGTGTCAAAAAAATTCTGACCGTCGTGACACAGAGTGCTAGTGCCGCCGGGCATCACCGTCTGAAACATCAGCTGGTCTGGGAATCGCTGCACAGAATCAGCGTAGACCTGCATCCACGATGAGTACATCGGTATGAGACCGCCAGCGTCATCCGCAAATTCGGTGGCCGCAATCTCGAACGACAGTTCGAAAAGTCGATTGGTGAGCGCGTATCCACTCGATGCCGTTTGCACGAGTTTTCGCTGCCCGATCCACTCGCGCATGCCCGGGATTGTGCCCAGGAATTTGTAGATATTTTGGGCCGATCCGCTGCGGATCTCAGTGGAGATCTGCGTGTAGTCGCGAGTC